AATGTTTTGGTTACTGAGAAGTTGGGAGCGGATACCACTCTAACTACTGACCACCTCAAAGAAATAGAAAGGTGGGTCTCCGCACATTTAGTAGCTTGTTCAATAGAGAGACAAGCAGGTAAAGAAAAAATAGGAACTACAGCAGTAGACTTTGTGGGGAGCCAGCAAGGTTCGAGTGGTATGAGTTGGAGTTTGACTACTTATGGACAACAGGTTTTAGTTTTAGATACCACAGGAATATTAGCTAATGCGGGCAAGAGAAAAGCGAGGGTGGATACGGTTGATGCCATAGATATGACATGAGTTTTTTAACAAGAAATCACAATCAGACGGCAGTATATTGGGGCACTCCAGCCACTGATAAATTTGGCTCTAGGACTTTCGCTGACCCTGTTGAATTATCAGTGCGGTGGGAGGACAGAAACGATAAATTTATAGATGCGGGTGGAAGAGAAGATGTGTCTAGGGCTTTTGTATTTCTGGGACAAGATATTGACTTAGGGGGTTTTCTATTTCTTGGTTCGTTGTCTGATATAGATTCCTCTACTGATGAAACAAAACCAGAGAATGTAGATAATTCATTTGAGGTAAAGGCTTTTGTAAAGACTCCAAATTTGAAAGCTACTAACTTTGAAAGAAAGGCAATATTGTAATGACTGTGCTTGATATAGGGAAAGGGAGAATAGATGCTGCTTCTATAAGATGGAAAGGCATAGATAAAGTTCTTAAAGGAATCAACAAGGCTTCAGAGAAGGTAGAGATTGTGACATTGAGGGGATTACTAGAAGCAGGTTTAATGGTAAAAGGGGAGGCACAGAAAATTACTCCTGTACAAACAGGAAATCTCAAGGCAAGTGCTTATGTTATTTGGGGAGGGGGTAGTAATGCTTTTGGCAACCCAAATCGTAATACCAGTAAGATTAAATACAGGTCTAATCCTACTGCTAAAAATAAAAAAGTCAAAGCTGGAGAAGAAAATGTGGTAAGAGAACATGCTGCTGTGTTAAATCATAGAATGAAGTCTTCACTTGAACCATTCACAGAGGTAGGTTATACTGCTAACTATGCAGCGAAGGTACATGAGAGAACAGGGGTAAGTCATGCTAAACTTGATAAGAAGAGAGGACGGGTTCAAATTGGTCAAGCTAAGTTTTTAGAACAAGCCTTCCAACAAAATTCTAGGAGAATAATAGCTATTTTAAAGAAACATGCGAAGTTAAGGGGAGGGAAGGTGTAAGAGGATATGAATAGTCCAGCAGTTGATATATCAGCAATATTGGTATTGTCGGCATCAGCATCAGGACTAACAGAAGGCAGAGATTTGTTTATAAGTAGAATGCCATCCATACCTGATGCAGCAGTCGCAATAATAGATACGGGAGGTTTTGAACCCGCATCCAGTACAGAAAGAAATGAATACCCGACTGTACAAGTGATGGTGAGAGGAACAATTAATACTGGTTATGCAACAGCTTATTCAACAATGAATACAATTAAGGGAGTCTTACATAAGTTTAATAACCAGACTATTAATAGCACATTGTATCAAGGGATATGGGCTTCTTCAGACATAATCTCTTTAGGATATGATGAGAACGATAGACCAACGCTGACTTTGAATTTTAGGATTCACAGAACGGCATAATTTTTTAACAATTAAAGGAGGTGAGAAGGAAATGGCAAGTTCAGGTTTTGCAGGAGTAGGTGCTACGTTTGAGAGAAATAGTGTAGCAGTAGCAGAGGTAAATTCTATTAGTGGGTTTAATAAGTCAAGGGATTTAATAGATGTTACTACTTTGGATTCTACTGGTGGGTACAGAGAGAAGATAAGTGGATTCAGAGATGGTGGAGAAATCACTTTGAATATGAACTTTACTAGGGCTGGATATGATTTATTCAACTTTGATTTTGAAACTAACTCAGCTAATCAGACTTATACAATCAAGCTATCAGATACCAATGCTACACAGTATGATTTTGGAG